CATCGAGTGCGAGCTGTTCGTCCCATTGTAGGTCACGCCCTTAAAAACGCTCCCCGCCATCGCCGCATACCCCGGCGTGCCGATCGTCCCCAGCATCGTCCGCCCCGTCCGGTCAGCCACAAAATTGGTTCCGTTATGCAGCGGAGCCTCTGCCTGCCAGTCGTAGATCGACGGCGGCAAAGCAGGCTGCCGGAACCGGCTCACGTGCACCTTGTATCCATCATAGAGCAGGTGGAATTTGTCGGTACCCTCCCCAGTCACCGGGTGCCATGACTTTTTAGCAAATCCGGCAGACCCCGTCCCGTTGGTGATAGTAAATGGCGGGAAGGAAAAGATCGCATCCCAGTGCGTCACATACCCCTGATCGATCAGCAGCGTGTGTGATGCCCCCACCGCCAAGCCCGGAGCACGTAGGTAAAGGATCGTATTTCCATCCGGCACCACCTCCGTCACCCGCGCCTCATCCCCTAGGATCGTCCCCTCAGAGGATGGCGATGGAGCACCCGTCAAAGTCTGCGTTCCCCCAGCCGGTCCTGTCCCATGCGCGATCCGCGTGATCAGCTTGTTTGGCACCGAAATGGCATCATCATTCATAAACGCCCCCTTGAACTCATAGAGCGCATCCGCCTCCGCCTTCGTGTAGCTCGTCGCAGGCCCCGGAGCCACTGGCGTCGTGGGGATCAGGTTCGTCACCGTCACCCCCTCTATCAGCCCACTGGCATACATCGCCTCGCCCAGCCCCCCCTCATTCGCCCACACCTCCATCGTGAAGAATCCGGCCGGCAGTGTCGCCGTATCCGTCGCTATCATGCTCAGTCGCAGCAGCGCCGCCGTCCCGTTCCGCCACTGCGCCGCCGTCATCGCCGGACTCAGCGCAGTGTTTGCCACGATCTTCTGCAGGATCAGCGTCGCCGCCGCATTGTAAAACTTCAGCGTCACCGTCGTCACCTCAGACTTCACCCGCATCCTGCCAGCGGAGAAAAGCGCCAGCTCCAGCACCGTATCCTCCCCCCGGTGGATAAACGCCCCCTGCCCTGTCCTTAGGTCCGTCAGGTATGCCCCACGCCGCGTCCGTTGCTCTGCTTCTATTCTGATTGTTCTGGCCATATATTTTAGTGTGTTATTTGTTAAGCTTGCAGGGCATTACGGAAGCCCCCACCATTGGAAACTGCATTCAGCACCGCCCCCAGCGTCGCATCCTTCAGGTCATCCATCGATCCCGCCAGTTCCGCCCTCGTCACCCCGCTGGAAAAACTCTGGTTGATCGTCACTCCCCCCAGCGTCCCACCCGCTGCCGCCGTATTCATCCGGGGCGATCTCATGGCCCCGCCCCCAAAAAAGGAAGGAGCCTGCCCATTCATCGAGGGCGCAGTAAACGATCCATCAAACGATCCGATCTTCATCCCCCCGCCGATCCCGGTCTGTCTCGCCGCACTCTTAGCCGCACTCTCAGCCCGGTTGGCAGATACCCGTGCCGCCTCTCTCGCTTGGCTAGCCTCGCGGGTGGCTGCACTCTTGGCCATTGCTGCCTCAGCCGGGGATAGCTCCACCTTGTTCGTCCTCATGCTGTCCAGTGTCGCCTGCCCATCCGCCTCCCCAATCTCTTTTTTAGAGCCCAGGCTTTGCAGTAGCTGGTTTGCTTTTGTCCACCAGTCCGAAGCGCTGGTGTATTGGATGTTGCTCATCAGATTGCCCACTGCAAGAAAATTTGTCACCATCATCTCCACCCAGTTTATAGTAAGGGTTTTGAGTGAATCTGTAGTGCCGGTGTATTCTTTCACCACCTCCTCCAGAGAAGCCTTCACCCTGCCTGGGATTCCCTGCCATATCGCATCAAACGATTGGCTGAAGTCATTGGTTGCCACCTTATTTGCCGCCATCTGCGCCTCGTAGGCCCGCGTCATTTCCTCCGTAGTATCGCCAAAGTTATTGGCGATTTTCTTGTCATTTTCCATCTTCTCATTGGCCGCATTCCGCTCCGCGATAGCTGCCCGCTCCGCCGCCGCCGTCCGCTCCTCGTAGGTGCGCCTGATCACATTGCCCGCCGTCTCCGTCGTGATCAGTATCTTCGTCAGCTCATCATTAGCCGCCTTCGTCGCATTCTGATACATCGTGATCGGATTTGCCGACCAAATATCAGCATCAGCGATAGCCCCCATCACCCGGAATGTATTACTGATCGTCTCAAAAACGTCTGCCGTAAAAGCCGCCACCTCCACCAAGGAACTAGCCCACCCCTCAAACACCTTCGCCACCCCACCGGACTGCTCCGTTATTTTGATGATGCTCTCCGTGATCCCCAGCAAGGCCGGAGCCACCCCCACCGCGATCTGGTCCTTGATGAATCCCCACCCCTCCTTCAGCGTCTCTATATCCCCCTGCGCCATCGTCGCCATCGCCCGCTGCGCATCCGTCAGGTGCCCGCCAAAAAGTTCCGCCGTCCGGGCTATTTCCGCCATCCCCTCCTTGCCGCCATTGATCACATTCAGGATGTCTACCCCACCCTTGCCGAAGATAGACTTCGTCAGGTCGATCTTATCCCCCGTATTCTTGATCTCAGACAGCTTCTGGGAGATTTCCGCGAATTGCTTCTCCGGGGCCAGCTGCCGCAAGTAGTCAGCACTCAGTCCCAGCTTCTGCAGCGCCTCGTTGGCACTCCCGCTGGCCAGATTCCCCTGCATCTTAGCCAGCGCAGACACCATCCCCTCAAAGCTCGCCCCCGTCGTCACCGCCGCCATCTTCAGGTCTTGCAGCGCATTGTAGCTGATCCCGATCTTCGTCGCCGCCTCATCCAGTGCATCGATCCGGTCCAGCCCTTCAAAGGCCATGCCCACCACCTTCTTTACCCCCGCCATCGCCGCCCCCAGCCCAGCCACCACACTCACGCCGATAGCCGTCCCCAGCGCGATCGCTCCAATGCTGCTGGACTTCTCCGCCCCCTTCATCCCACGATTAATGTCAGACGACAGCTTGTCCGCCGTCGCACGGATCGCAATATTCAGGTCAGCAATAGAGTCTTTAGCCATAGTGTTATCGTCGTTTAGCTTTCAGTCTGGCCTGCTTGGCGGCTGATTTGTCGATCGCGGCACCCAGCAGCTTGCCGTATTGCGTGTGTGTGGCCACCTTCGTCTGCTCATAGGCGGGGCGGATAAATGGACGCGGCGGATTGCCACCTGACGCCTTTTCACCCTTCCGGCCATAGCTCCCGCGTGAGGCAGTGCCAAACTCCACCAAATGCGCGTAGTTCGCTGGCCTGACAGGAGTGATATTCCCGTTGCCAAAGCGGTCGATCCACATCTCCACCCGGCGGGATGATCCGATGTAGACCGTCACCATCTTTTTCTTTTTATTCGTGTGCAGCTTCTGCTTGATGCTCTTCTTCAGCATTCCTGTCGTCCCCACCGGGGCCAGCCGCTTCACCCGTGCCGTCATGGGTCGCGCCGCCTTCGTCAGGGATTCACGCATCCCTCCGCGCTCGATCTTATCCGCCAGCTCCTGCATGGATTTTACGGCAGCGGTAAAGCCAGAGACCTTGGTGTGAAATTTCATGAGTTCAGTTGCGCCAGCACCCCCATCGCCATCGTCACCTTTTGGGCCACTACTTCAGCGGGGATTTCGGGTTTTGCGGTTTGGATTTGCGGCAGGAAGTCGTCAGGGGTGAATGGCTCAGGATGGGATTTAGGATCGCGGTGGCAGTTGTAAAGGCAGGCACACACCATCGCCGCGTTATAGCTGGCAGCTCTCGCCTTGTCCCGCCATTCACCGATTGCCTCCCCCACGATCCCGTCCACCTCCGCCGGCGTAAGTCCCCAGAAAAGATCGCCAGAGAGGGACGCGACCCTTTGAGCACGGGCCACACTCCCGGCCCAGTAGGCCGCAGACTGTCCCTCTCTGGCAGATTGGTTATCATTCGCTTTTGCCCGTGTCAGCGGCCTTCGCGGTCGCCTCCCGGATAGAGGCTGGCACCAGGTCCCGGCGGATCGCCTCCGTCAGCAGCTCTATGTGTTCACCAGGGGTCAGATCATCGCACGCCTCCGCCACCTTCGCAGCGTCCGCGTCCGGCATCCCGCCCATCGTGATCTTCTTCCGGCTCTCAGAGTCCGTGATGGCATCGCCTGACAGCTTCATCAAGTCTATCCCGTGGCACTCAAAAAGCTGGCGCACCGCGCGGGTGGTGAATCGTGGTTTCAGTTCCATGTGTGGTGGATTAGGGTGTGTGGTTTTAGGGATTCAGGATCAGACAAACTTGGTATAGACAGGCTTGCCGCTCACCTTCAGCGTCACGGAGGCACCCACCTTATCCTTCACCGGGAAGGAAAGGCCCACCTTGGTGAAGATGCCAGCAAAGGCCAGGTAACCACCCGCCGCCGTGCTCACCCATCCGGGGAATTTGACGTAGAAGTTATGCTTCAGCCGACCCGAAACCGCGTTATAGAGCGTCTCATGAGCCGCCAGACTCGGGTCAAAGACCAGATCGAAACTCACCTCCCCGCCATCCGCCATCCCGGCCAGAAACTCGTTGAAGTTATTCGCGCTGTCATGAGTCGTCACATCGATCGTCTCGACGGAGATTTCAGGCCCCGAGAAGTCCCCCACCGATGCGATGTCGAGGTATGATCCGGTCTGTGCGTATTGGACGGCGAGCTTGGAGCCGTATGCTGCTGTTTTAGCCATTGTGTTGTATTAGTTTAGGTTGGAGGTGATGCTGTGAAAAATGGTTTGCCGCTGACCTTGATCGCTACCGATGCCTTCAGGGCGTCCTTCACCGGAAAGGCCAGTCCGCACTTGGTCAGGGTGCCCAGGAAGTCCCAATGCCCCTGCGTGCGCGGCCCCGGCCCCATCAGAGAAATAGAAGTCAGATGCGCCTCGCGGTAGCCACTCCCCGCCGGAATGACGAAATCCAGATCGCCATTATCGTATGCCGCCACAAAGGTAATCGTCTGCGTGCCGCCTTCCGCCGGGTTCAGTTGCCCCACCGTCTCGGAGTTGTATTTCACCAGCAGTGTGGTGCCCACGCCGGGGCTTACGAAAACCACCGTCAGCTTGTAGGTCTCGCCGATCGTCAGAGTGTTTGGGCTGGTCCGCAGGTAGTCCGTCCCTGTAGGGTTCGTGTATTCGTATTCCGCCACCCCGGACACGATATACCAGTTTGGGATCGCCGTCCACGTCGTCCCACCCGTCAGGCTCGGATTCGTCAGCCTCTCTTGGTCAGGCTGCGGCAGGATCAGGGAAAAGCTCAGATTATACCGCGCATCCAGCAGCTCCAGCAGACGCCGATGGCCCACCCTATTGGCGTCGAACATCAGGTCGAAAGTCACCTCGCCGCTATCCGCACTGCCGGCCACAAATTCCGCGAACTGATCCGCACTATCATGCGTCGTCACATCCACCGTCTCCACGCTCACCTCTGGCCCGGAGATATCCGCCACGTAGTGGATGCGTTCTTGCTCCCCACTATCGGGGTCCATATAGGTGAGCCATGTTCCAAATGCAGAAATTTTAGCCATAAAGGTAAGTTAAAAAATGTTATGCGTCCCGCCACATCAGGCGGTAATCGACAGAAAGCCGGTGCGCCTCCGTCACCCCATCCCCTGTCTGGTAGTCCATCGCCTGGGCAAATCCCCCAGACTCGCGGAAGGCCGCTTGGATGTCAGCCACCCCCACCGCAGGCTTCGCCCCATTCAGCGCCTCGCTGATCGCATCTGCCACCGCCCGGCACCCAGACAAAGTGCGGCCCTCGATGTCAAATTGCAC